GCGCCGCGTGCAAGGTCAGACGCTCGGCATATGCACGGCGATCCCGACCAGGGAGCTGATACTGCACCGGGATATCGCAGCACTGCGCCTGCATGAGGCCAGAGCCAGGCTGAGAGACGCTGTAGAGAGCACAAGGCGCAGGAAGTAACGCAATGACTGTCTACGTTGATGACATGCGAGCCCAGTTCGGCAGGATGGTGATGTGCCACATGATCGCCGACACGGATGAAGAGCTGCATGCGATGGCAGCCAGGATCGGCGTAGCGCGCAAATGGCATCAGCGCCCCAAGACACCGTATAGTCATTACGACATCTGCCTGAGCAAGAGAGAGCTGGCCATTAGTCACGGGGCAGTAGAGATCACATGGCGTCAGACAGGCGCAATGGTCTATCGACGCTTGCTTACCGGAGAGCTGGGCAAGTCAGAAGAAGCAGTAGAGTGGATGCGCGAGCAAGTGAAGAAGAAGATGAGAGCGCAAGGGGAGACGGTCGAGTGAAGTGCAAGTGCCCGCACTATCGGATGTCGTTCCACAACGCCAATACATGTGCAGAGTGCATGGAGTTCATCCTGAAGGGGTGCGAGGAAAGACGGATAGCCAAACAGAGCGCTCACTCAGGAGAGGCAGGCAATCCGCAGCCAGAGTTAAGGGCAGCCACGCAGCAAGGGGAGAGGGAAGGGGAGAGAACACGGTTGCAACTGTGCCAACGGGTATCGCGCACACGCGTGTATGTAATCTTGCTTGATCTCCTGTTGCTGGTCGCAGTGATACTGATCTGACATTCTTAGCGAGTTCATTGCCAGCCTGGCACGAATCCGCCTGACCTTGCGCGTCACATCAAGTCTACCCAAGCGCACCACGCAATCCGCCCCGGATCTGCGTCATGTGCGGGTCGACATGCATATTGTTTTACACATTGTTATATCAACTCATTGAGCCCAAGTGACAGGCCATGTGCCTGGGCATGGTGGCTTGAGCTGGCTGCGCGCCAGGCCGGCGGCGTTGTGTTGGAGCAGGATTAATGAAGGGGGGGAGGGGGGTACCTTTTTATTCTGGACCCCCACCCACCCCGCTTTGCGTTTCGCGCTCCCACAAAGTGGCCCAGTAGGTACCACTTTCAGATTCCTCTCCCAAAAAATAAAAAATTTTCCCGCACACGAGCCCAATAGCAAATCAACAACGGTATAGCGATGACGACAACAGCAACAGTCAGACTGAACAGGGTACGGCTGGTGCTGCTGGAGAGTCTGAAGGAACGGTTCGTGGATGCGGACCAGTTGATCGTGAAGTTCCCGCTGCACGAGATCCCGAGGGTATTGGCGCTGGAAGGGTTGATTGCTCGGGACGCGTACGTGACGGAAGTGGCGCTGGACGATGCGGAGATCGGGCTGGTGGGGATTTACCACTTCGTGCCGGATGCGAATTTCTATGTGCCGCAGCAGCCGCCACCGGCTGGCGTGATCATCGCGTCGGCACCTGATTTGGTGATGTCGGTGAGTGGAATGAACAACAGCCTGGTGGAAGGGACGATGGGTCCGACCATGGCGGATGCAACGATGTCGATGTCTGGAACGGTGACTTGAATGTGGTACGTGCTGCTGTTGATTGCGGGCTTTGTGCCGTGCAGCTTCGTGCTGTGGGTGCTGTTCCTGGCGTCGATGACCTTGAAGCGCGGAGGGGTGAATCCTGATGCGCAGTGGGTGGCGCTGCTGGTCGTGTATCTGACGCTGGCGGTGGATGCGGTTTACACGGTGCTGTACGGGACGATCGTGTTCCTGGACGTGCCGAGGGAATGGACGTTCACCGAGCGGCTGGAGCGGTACCAGGGGACGGGCGGATGGCGCGGCAGGATTGCCGGACACGTCTGTCGGGTCTTGCTGGACTGGGCCGATCCCGCCGGTTGCCATTGCAAATGACTTCGCGCCGCAATGGCGCTGCCCAGCCGGAGGTGGCTTTAAAACACCGGCAGCCAGGGCTCAGGTCTTTCCTCGCTTTCTCCCTGAGTGACTTGCGCCGCCTGGCCCACGTAACGGGCCTCACCTAATTCTTCCCCCATGGACTTATCCAAGATCGACCTCTCGACCATGTCAATGGACGAGAAGCGGCAGCTATTGGAGTTGCTCGAAGCGAAAGAACGGCAACTCAAGGAAAACCAGCTCGCCCATTACGCGCCGTACCCGAAGCAAAAGGATTTTCACGCGTGCTCGGCTCGGCCTGGGATCTCGGAAGTCCTGCTGATGGCGGGCAACCAGCTCGGCAAGACCTTGGCTGCGTCCGCCGAGACCGCGATGCACCTGACCGGCAAGTACCCGGACTGGTGGCCTGGCAGGAAATTCTCCGCGCCCGTGACTGCATGGGCTGCGTCCGAGACGTCGCAGGGAACCCGCGACACGGTGCAGCGGCTGCTGCTAGGGAAACCCGGCGAGTGGGGCACCGGGATGATCCCGAAAGAGTCGATCGTCGAGATCAAGCGGGCCGCGCACGGGGTTCCCGATGCGGTCGAATCGATCTCGGTGCGATACGCCACCGGAGGATTGTCGCGGATCACGCTGAAGACCTACGACCAGGGACGTGAGCGCTGGCAGGGCGAAACCCTGGAGTTCGTGTGGTTCGACGAGGAGCCGCCTGAAGATATCTACATGGAAGGGCTGACCCGGACCAATGCGACGAAAGGGTTCGTGTTCCTGACGTTTACCCCGTTGCTCGGGATGTCGAAGGTCGTCAAGCGGTTCCTGCAAGAGAAGCCGCTAGGCACGACCTACGTGCAGATGACGATCGACGACGCGCTGCACTACACGGCGGAAGAGCGTGCGCAGATCGCGGCCCGGTACAAGGACCACGAGAGAAAGGCGCGTCTGCTCGGTATCCCGCTGCTTGGTTCCGGCGCGGTGTTCCCGGTCGTGGAAGACCGGATCATGGTCGAGCCGTTCAAGATCCCGGCCCACTGGCCGAGGGTGGCGGCGGTCGACTTTGGCTACAACCACGCGTTCGCGGCGGTCTGGGCGGCGTTCGACCCGGACACCGACACGATGTACGTGTACGACTGCTACCGGGAAAAGGAACAGACTCCGGCGGTCCATGCGGCGATGATGCGCGGCAAGGGGAACTGGATTCCGGTCGCGTGGCCGCACGACGGCATGCAGCACGACAAGGGGTCCGGCGAACGGCTGTCGAAGCTGTACAAGGACGCCGGCATCAACATGATGGGCGAGAAGGTCACCTGGCCGGACGGCAGCAATTCGGTCGAGGCCGGGATCATGGAAATGCTCGACCGCATGCAGACGGGCCGGTTCAAGGTGTTCCGGCACCTGAACGACTGGTTCGAGGAATACCGGATCTACCACCGCAAGGATGGAAAACTCGTCAAGGAAGACGATGACCTGATGTCCGCGACCCGCTATGCGCTGATGGCCAAGCGGTACGCGAGAGTGAACATGGAACATTTCCGGTTCCAGCAGGCCGGCGTCGTGATCGGCGTCTTGGATGCGGAAGCCGGCTATTGATCTGGTGGCGTAGCCCAGCGGCAGAGCATCCGCAAGGAGAGGTCGCAGGTTCGAGTCCTGCCGCCACCACTGTCTACCGGGTGTCACCACACCTTTGCCCGCCTCGTGCGGGTTTTTCTTTTTCTGGCCTATGAGCGCATACGAACAAGCAAGCGTGATCAGTGCTGGCGAACCGATGGCAGTCGATCCGATGGTGCAGGCCGAGATGCGGCAAATCGCCAAGGAGCACCTGGACCAGCTCGGCGCGCAGCTCGCTGCACGACGCGACAGATGGGTTCAGGCTCGGGCTGCGTCCGGCGTCGAAAAGCGCTGGATGGAGGATATCGACCAGTACATGAGCCGCGACGCTGCGAACAAGCAGAACGCGACCATGATGGACGCGGCGGAAGCCGGATATCCGATCAAGACCACCGACACCAAGGTCCAGCGGTCGACCGTGTTCGTCAATATCACGCGCCCGAAAACCAACGCGGCGGAAGCGCGCCTGGCGAACATGCTGTTCCCGGTCGACGATATCTGCTGGGGTCTGAAACCGACGCCGAACCCGAAACTGACGCAGGCCGCGCTGCAAGAAGCGCAGAAGCAGGCGCAGCTCGTGATGCAGCAGCAGTCCCAGCAACAACAGCCGCAGCAACAACAGCCGCAGCAGGGACAGCCGCAGCAGGGACAGCCGGGACAAATGCCGCAGCAGTCCGTGATCCAGCTCCCACCGCAGCAGACCGCGAGCTCGCAACTGGCGATCGCCGCGCAACGTGCGAAGGGAATGCAGGACGAGATTCATGACGCGCTGGTCGAGTGCGACTACAACGCGCAGGGCCGGCAGATGCTGCATGACTGCGCGGTGATCGGCACCGGCATCATGAAGGGGCCGATCGTCGTCAACCGGATCTCGAAGGCTTGGCGTCCGATGAAGGACGCGCAAAACACCTATGTGCTGGAGCTGATCTCCGAAATCAGGCCGGCGTCCGAGCGAGTCGACCCGTGGAACGTGTTCCCGGACCCCGCGTGCGGCGAGGATGTCCACAACGGCTCCGGCATCTACGAGCGCCGGGTCTGCACCGCGAAGCAGATCCGCGAACTGGCCAAGCAGCAGGGCTACCTGAAGGACCAGATCAAGAAAGTCCTGGAAGACGGCCCGCAGACACCAGTCGTTACCAACGAGCGCGACCGCAAGAACAACCCGGATATCGGCGGAGAAAAGCACTTCGAGGTGTGGGAATACTGGGGCGAGTTCCGCCCGGAGGATCTGCGCGCCTGCGGCATCGACATGCCGGACGGCGAGACCGAAGTCGTCAGCGGCTGCATCGTGTTCGTGAACAAGACCGTGATCAAGGGGTTCGTCAACCCGCTGGAGACCGGCGACCTGCCGTACGACTTCATGGTCTGGGAGCGCGCCGACAACAGTTGCTGGGGCTACGGCATCCCGTTCCTGTGCCGGCCCGCGCAAAAGGTATTGAACGCGGCATGGCGGCAGATGATGGACAACGCCGGCCTGTCGGTCGGCCCGAACGTGATCGTCAAGCCGGGGATCGTGCAGCCGGCGGACGGCAACTGGCAGATCACCGGGCGCAAGGTCTGGAACTGCCTGGACGACTCGGTCGACGTGCGAACCGCGTTCGATATCTTCGAGATTCCGAACAACACCAAGGAGTTCGAGGAAATCATCGAGCTCGCGCTGAAGTTCGCGGACGAGGAATCGGCGGTCCCGAAACTGGCGCAGGGAGAACGCGGCACCGCGCCGGAGACGGTCGGCGGCATGACGCTGCTGATGAACAGCTCCAACGTCGTGCTGTCGCGCATGGTCAAGCAGTTCGACGATTGCATCACCAGGCCGCATATCCGCCGCTACTACGACTTCTTCATGTGCTATTCCGACAAGGAAGAGATCAAGGGCGATTTCCAGGTCGATGCACGCGGCAGCTCGGAGTTGCTGGTGCGCGACATGCAGCAGCAGGCGTTGCTGCAGTTCGGCGGCTTTGCCGGCAACCCGGCGATCGCGCCGATGGTGAACTGGGAAAAGTACGTGAAGGAAGTGCTGAAGGTCCAGCACATCGACCCGACCGAGATCCTGAAGTCCGATGCCGAGATCGAGGCGCTGAAGAACCAGCCGCCGCCGCCGTCGCCGGAAGAGGTCAAGGCCGAAACCGCGATGAATGTCGCGAAGATCCGCGCCCAGGCGTCGATGATCACCGCCGAATCCAGGGAGAAGGGCGAGATCGCGTTCGCGCAGTCGCAACTGCAGATCGCGCACGACAACCAGCAGATGAAGATGGAAGAGCTGCGCCTGAAGCGCGACCTCGCGATCCTCGAATACGCGAACTCGCAAAAGATCTCTCTCGAACAGACCAAGGCCCAGCTCGCGCAGACCGCGATGGTGGAGACCACCAAGCGGCAGCTCGCCGCTGCCGAGATGCAGGCGAGCGCGCTGGAGACCGAGAAAAGCAGGCTGCATGAGCAGCAGATGAGCCAACAGCAACCCGCCAAGGAATAGAGATGGCCAACATCGTACCAAACGTCAAGCGCGCACCGCAGGGAGCGCAGTCGATCATCCTCGCGACCTGGACGCTCGGCGCGTCCGACACCGGCATCGAGGTCGACCTGTCCGACTACGTGGACCGCTCGATCCAGGTCGAGGGCACGTTCGGCGGCGCGACCGTGACGGTCGAGGGCAGCAACGACAGCACCAACTGGGAATCGCTGCGCGACCCGCAAGGCACGATCCTGGCGTTCTCCGCTGCCGGCCTGAAGCAGGTGCTGGAAGCGACGCTGAAGCTGCGCGTGCGCTCTGCCGGCGGCACTGGCACGACCGTGACCGTGACCCTGTTCGGTCGCACCGTGAACCCGCTCGCCTGGAGCTGACTTGGTTACGCAGGCTGCCCTGACGTCCGGTTCCGCCGGATCGACAGCGTCTTCGTTCACTACCGCATCGGTCACGCCCAGCGCAAACAGACTACAACTGTTGGCGGTCGAGATCGGGAAAGAAACCACTGGCGTGGTGACGTCGTTCACGTCCGTGTCCGGCAACGGGCTGACCTGGGTCGAAGTGGCGAAGGTCGGAGTGGCATTGAACTCTGGCAGCAATTACAACGCGCAACTGTCGCTGTACCGGGCGATGGGCGGCAGCCCGACCGCCGGCACAATCACGATCAATCCTGGGTTCAACTGCGTGTCGTGCGCGTGGAGCCTGGTCGAGTTCGATGGCGTCGACACCACCGGCACCAACGGTTCCGGCGCGATTGCCCAGGTGGTCACGAACAAGGCGGAGGGTGTCACGTCGATCACCGCCACCCTGGCCGGGTTTTCGTCGCAAAACAATGCGACCTATGGCGCGTTCGGCGCGAGCGACAGCGGCGGCGTGCCGCGCACCTTTACGCCCGGTTCCGGGTTCACCGAGATCCATGATACCGGCGCAACCTTCTCGGCTGTCGCGACCGAGTTCCGTGGAGACAACGATACGACGGTCGATGCGACCGCCAGCGCATCGACCAATATCGGCGTGATCGCGGTCGAGATCAAGGCGGCGGCATCCCCTGCGGGCATCACCGACAGGACCGGGTCCACGACCGCGCTGACCATTACGCTCGATAACCTCGCGAACGGGTCGACCGCGACCAGCTCCGCAATCAATATCGCCGGGGCAACGGCTCCGGTGCTGGACGTGATGGCCGATGTCACCATTGCCAACATCATTCAGACCGGCAATGCGCAGGTCGTCGTCTATGGCGCATCCAGCACGGATGGCACGAACTACGCGGACAGCACGAACCTGAACAACCTGAACCTGCTCGGCACGGTCGACATGACCGGCTCGACCGGGTTCACCACCCAGTCGCTGTCGGTCGCGGCAGCCTACAACGTACTGCCGCCGGCCATGAAGCTGGTCGTGCATAACGATGCGGGCGTGGCGCTGGCCGCGTCGGGCAACACCGCGCAATACCGCTTCGTGTACGAAAACATCAACACGTCGACGCCGACCAGCTTGTCGACCGTGTCGTACTCGGTCAGCACCGCGCAGATCCCGAACCCCGAGCGCGGGTTCTACATGGACCTGTTCCATCTTGGAAACTGGACGCAGTCGAACCTGTCGACCTACTTCAACACCGACGCGACGAACCCGGACAATTACCAGCGCGACGTCCGGCTGATCCACTATTACTGCCTGATGAACAACTACAAGACGGTGGATCTGGATGCCACCTTCTTGAATGCGTTGCAGAGCAACTTCAATGCGGCCAGGACTCGCGGCATGAAGATCATCCTGCGCGTGTCGTACGACCAGAACAGCGCGGTCGGCGCGTCGCTGGCGCAGATCCAGCGGCACGCGGACCAGTTGCAGCCCTATTTCGCGTCGAACGCGGACATCCTGATGATGGTCCAGTGCGGCTGGGTCGGCCAGTGGGGCGAGTACCAGGGATCGGGCAACGCCGATTTCGGCTCGGACAACTGGCCGGACAGTCTGAATACGACCACCAGGACGAATCGCTGCACGGTCATCCAGAAGACGCTGCAAATCCTGCCGGCCAACCGGTTCGTTCAGGTACGCCAGCCGTACGTGAAGGGCATGTACAACAACATCAAGCTGGGCGGCGCGCTCGGCAACGTGGTTGGCGTGCAGGACGCGGCGGCATTCAATGGCTCGGACTGGTCGCGGATCGGCCATTTCGACGATTCGTTCTGTGTGAGCCAGACCGACCGGGGCACGTTCGTGTATCCGCCGTTCAGCCCGTCCGCATCGTACAACGCGTTCAACGAGGACACGTTCATGCGGCAGGA